GGTAATCCTGTTACTGTAGAGTTTGCAAATGTGTTTGGATATCTAATAATAACAATGCCTGACCCTCCGGTGTTTGCTCCATTATTATATCCAGCTGCGCCGCCACCGCCACTGTTAATTGCGCCGGACCAAAAACCTCCAGTACCCGCACCGCCCGAACCGCCCCCGCCGCCGCCACCCACGCCGCCGGTACCTGTACCTATGGCCGGCCCCGGTCCGCTAACCAAGTGACCACCTCCACCGCCAGCATATGCAATATTGGAACCAGATATTTCTGTAAATAATCCAGCGCCACCATTTGCGGCGTTGCCCGCCGCAGCACCTGTAGTGACATTATAACCAAACAGACCTTGCTGCCCGGCACCGCCCCCACCACCTCCATAATATTGATTTAAAGAAACAAATTCGCCTGAGCCTTCGCCTCCCGGATTTCCTTGATTGGTAATACCTTGTCCACCATATCTATTAAAAGATTTACCCGCGCCTCCACCCGATCCCCCAGGATTTCCGTTAGTAGCATTACTTAATGTTGCATAGCTAATAGCAGCAGGACCGTAGCCACCTCCAGCACCGCCGCCACCTCCACCATATGCAGTAAAACCAAATACTGAAGAATTTCCACCATTACTCCCTGGCGAATTAGTAGGTCCTGTAGCACCACCCGAACCTACAATTACATTAGATATACCGGTTGCTGTAGATAAAATAAGGTCTTTAAAAAGTAAAAATCCGCCAGCGCCGCCGCCACCTCCATAATAACCACCTCCACCTCCACCCCCCACAATAAGAACATCGATAGGTAAAGTATAAATATCCAAACTTGCAGTGTTGAATCTATTAGTGGTAATTGTCGTTGTTTTTAAACTTGTTTTTCTTTTCATAATAGATATCTAGGAACATCTGCAAAGGTTATAGACCCTGATTGGTAAAATCTATAAATGACATTTCGTTGACGATAAAATACATTTGGATTTCCTGTCACTGTAGCATTTGCAAATGTATCGGGATAACGAAGAATGACTACACCTGAACCACCTGAACCAGCATTTCCTAAAGGAGAGGCATTTCCTCCACCGCCACCGCTTCCTGAACCCGAATTTCCTGAACCTGCAGGGGTTGGAGAAGAGTTAGGAGTACCAGAACCGCTAGAAGTAATTGTTCCTTCGTTTCCAGACCCAAGGAGAGTTCCACCTGCAGTTGCTCCACAGGCTCCGCCGCCTGCAGCAAATGCTCGAGCATATCCTAATATAGAAGAAAAATTTCCAGTAGCGCCTTGTCCGCCAACACCAGGTGTTGAACCTGCTCCTCCAACACCTGGCGCGCCTGGAGGAACTGCGGGGCTGTAAGCGCCACCTGCACCGCCACCGCCGCCTGCGGCGCCGTTGCCATCTTGAGCAAAATTTGCTCCACCTGGATTTCCTTGTTGAGTAGGTGAAGGATATCCAAACCCACTCCCACCGGAACGAGATTGCCCCGAACCGCCCGCACCCGCACCGCCACCTGAACCGCCATTTGATCCATTTGTTTGAACGCCGGCACTATAATAGCCACCACCACCGCCACCAACAGCTATTACATTTGCTGTTAAACCAACAGGAGAATATATTAAAGTGTTTCCCCCATTTGCCCCCTGTGAACTTGCTACACCTGTACCTGCACCGCCAGCACCTATAATAATTGAAAGTGTTAAATTTGCTGTACTAGTTACATTGGGGGAAAATGGCCCATTAGCTACCACTGAGGCGCCGCCATTTACTGTAATTGTAAGAGCATTTAAACTATTATCAACAATTGTAGGTGATTGGCAAGTCAACAAACTGGTGTTAGCAATTGCGGTTAGTGGTGCAGTTGGTGGAGTAAATGTTGAGGTGTAGACTGCAGTGCCTTTGACTACACGAAGGTTAGAGATGTATCCATAACCTGTAGTAAAATCATCAGGATAATCTCCAATATTTACAGGATGTCCTGTAGGAGTATAAGTTGCAGATGAGGTTGCTGTTGATACTAAAGAACCATTTATAAATGTTCTAAATGTACTACCTGATCTAGTCACCGCACAATGATACCATTGATTAGTGTTGACTGTTGTTGATCCAGTAAATGTTAAAGCTAAACCGCTAGTAGTATCGACAGTCAATCCGGTAGAGTTTAAACTGAATCCAAATCTAGGTACGCCGCCACCTCCATTGTTATAATTTATGTATAAAGTAAATCCGTTACCAAAACTTATCGGATATGCCCAACATTCTATAGTAAAATCCCCAGTACCAAATTCAAAATTCGCACTCGCACTAAGAGTTAGTCTATCGCCGCTACCATCAAAGTAAACACTATTACCCAATATATTTGTGTTTAATCCTGCTAGATATCTTTCTATAAATCCGCCAGCGCCACCACCTCCGCCAAGAGTAACGCCTCCAGCACCGCCTCCTGCTATAGCCAAATATTGTATTGAACTTATATTTGGGGCAAGAAGTGCTGCTTGATATTGAGGAAGTAATCCGTCGGCAAATGATTTATTTCTAATTGTGCGAGCAGAAAGGTTAATCCTAATGAATCTTGTAACTGCAAAGGGGTATCAAATGCAATAAATTGTGCAGTTGTTAGTGTTGCGCCAGATCTTCTAGCAGCAACTCTAAATGTAACATTTGATGAAGATACATTACATACGTTTAATGTTGAAACGATTGCTTGTTTTCCTGCAGGAACAGTATATAAATCTGTGTAAGTATTAGCCGCAGGAACAGATTGTCCTAAAATTTTGTAATCTAATGCCATTTTTTTTATTTCCTTATACGCCCATTAGCATAAATGGGTGCGGTACGTTTAGAGTTAGTATTGCTGTTCCGGTGGAATTTGCCCTCAATTCTATACCATTGGTGGCAACCATCATTCTAATAATGGTATTACCTGTAATACTTGTACTTTTAATTGTCGTTAGTGGCATAAATTCTCCGATTTTTTATATATTTATATCAATCTTGTTTAGAGACCAAACCTTGCTCGCTGGGCATTATAATTTTGAGTTATTTGAACACTGGTTAATGCAGTATTGTATATACGAACTATAGCAACAGCACCACCTAAATAGCTACGAGCCTCTTGCGGTAAACCGAATGATGATGGTGCACCAACAACCATACCTTGGAAACTACTAGTAGGAGATCGATAAAATTCGTCAGAGGTCGCTTCTGTAGCAGCTAAAGCGCCGTTTATATACAAATTTAGTTTACCGGTGGTATTATTATATGTCCCAGACATATACAACCAACCTGTGTCAAAGTATGTACTCGCATTATTTGTAGATAATACTTTTTGAAAATCTGTTCTAAAATAGCTATTAAAAAATTTATTAGTTGCTATTTGCCCCATACCCAAAGAATAATTAGTTCGACTGCCTTCCAACTCTGAAATTACGCAAAAATTAGATGTGGTAATATTGGTACTATTAGGATACCACCAACTTTCTACAGTATAATTGTTAATACTGCTTAATGATGTTGTACAACGTGCCCATTGAAGTTTCGAATTATCAAATTGAAGATGCCCACCATTTGCACTATTATATGTTGGAGGGTCATCTGTCCAAGCGCCTGTTCCATTATTATATAAAGTAAAAACTTTTGAACCTATTAAATCTGTCCAAGTATTACCGCTACCGGGATAACTTGAAGCATTGCCCGCATCCAAGTGTAATAGCAATCCTGTAGTTATAATAGATGGGGCAGCTGCTGCCACGGTAACAGGTGGTCTCATAACCATTCCGCCTGATGCTTGCATTCCTCCGGTTAGTATCATATTGATCCTATTTTTATATGTGTCCTATGTACTCTGCATTGTATCTGACCATTGTAATAATTTTCAGTTTCTAATACTCTGCGATCCATTTGTTCTCTTGCCTCAAGATAATTACAAGATCCTTTATTCGGACAAATATGTAATATCTCTCTGATAAATTTGTCGGCGCCAAGCGCATCTACATCTTTTTTAACTTCTTCAGATGAAGACCAATAATCGCGCCAGTCTGATTCTACTTTAAGTCTTTTCTTTTTACCTTTAACTACTTTAGTTTTACGAAACCAAAATAGTTTTTTTCCTATATACTTACGTCCAGTAATAGTATTAGTAATCAAATATACATAACCATATGCATTTTCTGGAATGATTTCTAAAGGAGAATTATTATAAAGCCACATAAATACCTATCTAAATAAGTATTTATTATTCGGCAATCTCCCACAAATCTCCACCTTCCACGAATTTATTATGGTCATCTCTAGGAGGGACAAGGAAATAATCGTCAGGGTCTGTCATAACTTCGCCTAACCGCTCAGTAGGTAAACCGTTACCCATAGCTCCGGTTTTTAATAACATAGTTGTTTGAATAGACTTTTTATATCTGTGTCCTTCAGATTCTTCTCTGGACATGTATTCTTTTTGTTTTTCGGAGAATACTTTTTTCTGGTCGGGTGTCCAGTCCCTTGAATTGGCACAAGCCCGGCAACAATAAGTGCCAGGCTTGGTATGTTCAGTCCCGCATTTAGGACAAGTCTTCGTCTTCGATATCTTCGTATTGTTCATCCTGCTGATCCTCATCCATACCAGCACCGCAGAATGGGCAAAACTCTACTTTATAATACTTTGCATCAAGATCATGATTTATCTTGAAGACCGCATCACACTCGACGCACTCGTGATGTTTCCTTGCCATTCTAGCCCCCTTTTCTTAGCTTCTGCTTCAAACACTCGTAAACGAAGATCAGATGAACTAAAGAAATGATCTCGCTTATTAAAGTAAATTTCTATTTTGCGTTTTTCGCAAATTTCTTTTCCTGTAAATTCCACATCCTTATATTCTTCTCCAAGAATACGAACATCAATAGGCAATGCCATAAAGATATCTTCTAATTCTTTTTCAGTAGAATATACAATAATTTCATTTACATGCTTGCATGCCGATACTTGTATCTGTCTTTCAATAATAGATTGAACAGGTTTGTTTTTACTTGTTCTATCCAATGTTGGATCAACTTGTATTGCAGCAATTAAATAATCACACTGGCGTTTTGCTTCTTCAAGCATTATAACATGACCAGCATGAAAAAGATCAAATGTGCTACAAGTTATACCAATTTTAGTTTTACTCATATTTTCTCCACTTCAATATTACATTTATTTAAAAATTCTATACCATCAGTATTTCTATACTGGGTACGATAAAAAACTTTATTTATACCCGCCACATGAATCAATTTTGCACAATCAAAACAAGGTGAATGCGTTAAGTACATTGTTGCATTTATACCCGATTCCGACGAACGAGCTAATTTACCAATGGCATTTGCTTCGGCATGAAGTACTTCAGGTTTAGTTTTTAATCCTCTGTTAATTAAAGTTTGCAGTTCTCCGAACACGGCATCTGAAAACCCTATGTCTTCATATTCGCAATCGTTATCCCAACCTGCAGGTGTGCCATTATAACCTATAGAAATTACTCTATCATCTTTAGTAATAATTGCACCAACCTTTAACCTTTTAGCATAGGATAATTCAGCATATCCTTCTGCTGCTTTCATATGTGCATAATCAATTTTGTTCGGCATCCCATTTACCTTCCGGACAAGATTGTCCCTTCATCATTGTCTTGCCCCATATAGCACATCCACACGAATTGCAAAATTTTGCACCTACAATTATTTTTAAATGCTCACATGAATTACAAATTAATCTTCTTTTGTCAATAAATGATATAGGTTGCTCTTGCATTTACGCTGCCTTTCCCCAAACATCATGCCAATCGCCTGACAATGCACCCTTCGCATAATCAGTTGCTCTGTTCTCAAAGAAATTAGTATGTGTAGGTGCATTAATCATTTCCTCTACCCAAGGCAAAGGATTCTTTTTGCGCTTAAAAATACCTTTTAAGCCAAGACTAATCAAACGTCTATCAGCAATGTATCGAATATATTCTTTTACTTCCTGCTCTGTTAGGCCCTCGATTGCGCCTGAACGGAAAGATAGTTCAATAAATTTATCTTCAAGACTAACCATCTTCTCCGCAATCGAGTATATTTTGCCTTTGAGATCATCATTCCATACCTCTTTATTTTCTTCTATGTATGTTCTGAAAAGTTTAATCATTGCTTCGGCATGCTGCGTTTCATCTACAATAGACCAGGTAACGATCTGACCCATGCCTTTCATTTTACCATGACGAGGAAAATTAAGTAACATAATAAAGGAAGAGAATAATTGCATTCCCTCAGTAAATGCAGAGAATACAGCAATATGTTTTGCAGTGGATGCAAGGTCACCGTTCTTAGAACTTAGATCAAGAACGTACTCATGCTTATCTCGCATCTCTTGATATTCTAAAAAT